TGTAGGAGTAACAAACTTCAATTAGGTGATTCCCTCTAAACTCGTAAGTGTCTAGCATGTTTGCTCTGGGAACGATGTTAGGGTCGTTGTACCAAGACATCTTACCAGCAGTGTTTACGGCTTCACTAATAGCATCAGAATCCCAGTCTTCATTACGCTCCATTGACCGAAGTTCTACTTCTGTCATGAACATTCTTCTAAAGATAACACGAGCCTTTTGGAACTCAATGGTTTCTGGAGGAAAACTGATTTCGTCAAACGGCTTAAGTGCAGTGACGCAAGGAAGGTTCTTAGTAATGGTTTCTTCAAAGACTGTAGCACTTCCAGTTTCTCTGAGTTCCTTAACCATCTTTCTAATGTCTGAAATCTTGATGGTGTTAAGACGCTGTGCAAGAATGCTGACAGCCATCTCTTCGGTCTGTGGATTGATAATGTATTCTGGAAGAGCAGAAACAAGTTCGCTGACCTGTTCACCGCTTCCAGCCATTTCAATAAGTTCAGCCATATTGAAGCGTTGCTCTCTAAGCCCTACCTGTTGCTCCCATCCAACATAAACAGCAGACCATCCATATTGATTGCCGTACTGGCAGAACAATTCCGTATCTCTTCTAAGTTCGCTTCTAAGTCTGTTAGTGAAATGACCAATAAGAGAATTCATGCCAGCCGCATAAGCCGCATCGTCAGATGTTCTACCGCTAACGCCAAGTTTGGACAACTTTAGCGAGTTCATCAACATAGCGACCTGCTCGTTAATAACTCTGTCAATAAGTCTAATTCTTACATCGGACGCACCTTCAAAAGGCATAGCAGGTTCATCTTCTGGCTTACCAGTAGAGTGTTTTCTGCCATCAACAGTCTGACCTTCCCATCGGCAATAACGAAGGTCATCGTTGGCATTTAGTTCAGCCGCATTTGCTCCATGGTAGAAGCATCGCTGAAGTTCATCGTAAAGAGCGGAGATATTCGGCTTTTCGCTAGCGTTTACTAGCGGGTCACCGTTAGACTCCATGGAAGGGTTATAAAGACTCATGTTAATAAATAAAAGGGTTGCCTATAGGGGTGTAGTCGTTGCCAATGTGCACTGGGGACATAACAGATAGATACCGCAAACAGTCAATAGGGTCTTTTGTAGCACCCTTTTCACCGTCAGCACCAGTCCATTCTTTAAGGCAGTAAATTAAGTTTTTGCAGTTATCTGAAATGAACAACTTTGGTTCATTAATAGGGCTTAAGGGCTGGGACATGTCGTAGGAGAACCAATCGTTGATAATGGCTACCCCTTGCTCAATGGCTACCCCTGCCGCAGGAGCAAAGTAAATAGGGTCGTCTCCATCGTCCAGCAGTTCCATCAAAGAGGTTCCACCGTCTTTGCCGATGGCTTGAGTCGCACCAGCACGAGGGTCAATATATCTTTCTGCAATTTCTTCCTCCCCCTCAAGTTTGCGAATTGTAGCCTTGATTTCATCCAAACCCATTCCAGCACCGTTTCTCTGGGCAACGCCTTCTTTCCCATCGGGTTTGTCGGAAGCCAAAGCCCATTCACCAAGAGACATATCTGGAAACTCTCTGTAGACGAACATTTTACCTTCCTTTGTAACACGAAGCCACAGCATGAACCAGTTTCTTGCTCCAGCAGGGTCAACAACCATGTAATTCGTACCTTCTTCTGGGATTTTGTCATGGGAAACAATGGAATTGTCGCCAAAACGAGGAAATTGAGACCCAACGGTGTTTTCAGCGTATCCGTAGGCACGAATCTTAATTTCGTGGTTATTTCGACCCATTAAGGTCTTCTTCATCTCGTCAAAAGGCGAGTAAACATTTAAAACCGAATGAAACCATGCAATTCCAGCGTTTGCTCGGTGGCAATCTGCCGTAAATGGCATGTGCCCACGCTTTACACCGTTAACATGTACGGATGTTTCTTCTAAGAGTTCGGCTCTGAGGGTCTTTTTGAACTTACAACCAGCCACATAGTCCTTAACGACCTGCGAGTAACCTTGAATAGGGGTAAATGTAATAACCAACTTACCTCTGCGGGTAACAACACGGTATCGGAGGGTGTCAATCCAGTCTAGCGGCACAAGTTCATCGCACCAGATAAGGTCGCACTCACCACCTTCGATAACATCCTTCTTCTGGGCGTAGTTCATGAACACGCACTGCGAGCCATTAGGGAGAATGAATGTATTATCGCTAAACCCATTCTTTTGGGAGTACGAAACATTGGTTACCTTAGTCTTTTTTGCAATTTTGAGTTCGGGCGGTAGGTACTTGTAGACAACATTCTGTTGCATTTGAATACTGGACTGGTGCGTAGTGTGCAAACACCACACCATAGCCTTGTCTTTATTGACCATTGTCTGAATAAGACGCTTAGCCGCCCATTCAGTTTTGCCAGCACGGTTGCCGCCAAGCACCAAGATTTCCTGTTTTTCCTTAAGGATTTCGTCTGACTCTTTCCAGTGCCAAGGCTCAAACCCATGGCGGTAAGGGTCTAGTTTCTCTGCTAGAATCTTGTCTTCACGCAATTGAAGAACCTCAATCGCTTTTTCTTTCCCTAACTTCTCTACAAGAGCCTTAACATCTGGCAGTTTTACAACTGGATGCGGAGTAGGTTTGTAAGACTCAAGAGAATCGCTCACTGTGCGTATCTGAATGAATTTAGCAGTTCTGGAGAAATTGGCTGACTCCCCATCATAGGCTTTGCTTCAAAACCAGTTTGTCTAACAAAATTCTGAACATCAAGTGCTCTAGCCTCTTCATAACCGCCCTTGTACCATTGAGGGTTAAACTTGTATCGTTGGCTGTGACTAATTTGCGGATATTTATCTGCATTGTCTGGATGCATGGCGGCTACATAGTCTAGCGTATCATTTTGATATGCTTGTCCGTCAAAAGTCTGCATTTCATGCGGATAAAGGAAGTCACCTTGGCTGGAAGTACCAGCACCCGCAGTACCTGCACGATGAGCCATCATTACATCTGGAACCATGCCAAACGCCATACCGCCACGACCAAGTGCGTTTCCTATTGGTGGAAGTGCACTACGGGGAGAAGGAAGTGTAGTTCCTCTAGGTGGAAGTCCAGTAGTGGGAACTTGATTTAATGCGGCACGACTATAAAGCCATTTATCTAAAGCGTACCGTTCTGGAGAGGCTTGATTTGCCGATGCAATGTTTCTAAGTCTATCCATTCTGGTAACGCCAGTTGGATTCTCATAAGTAAAACCATAATCCATTGAAGCCATAGGCATAGCCAATTCTCTATGAGTTCTTAAATCCCACACTTCTTCTAGTCCAGCGTTCTGTCTAGCGGTTCTTTCAACTTGCTGTCTGTTAAGAAATGCTTGTTCAGACGCATTGTTTGCACCTTCAATTCTTGCTCTAGTTGCCGCCTTGGCTTGGTCGGTTGCCTTTAGTTTTTCAAGACCAGCGGCTTGTTTTTCTGCAACAATTTGGTCAAGTACTAGTTTTCTTGCGGCTCTGGCTTCAGCGGCTTCATATTCTTGCCGAGATTGACCAAATTCATTGGTGTCACCGTAAGGTGCAACTGCTCTTCTAGCGGCTTCGGCTTCGGCTTCTCTTGCAAGTTCAGCGGCTTTAAGCGTGTCAGCCTTTTTGCCTTTAAACTTTGCGAGCCTTTCATCAAGGGTAGGTTCGGGCGGTTGACCAGCCCATGTAGTTCTTCCTTCTGGAGTTATTCTTACTTCATCGCCAAAGTCGTCTTGAATTGTAGTAAACTTTGTACCACCACCATCGATAGGTTTAGGAGCACCGCCACTAAGCATTGTCTTAGGTCTATCAATGTCGTCAAAAAGCAAACTGTCTGTAAGCAGTTTTCTGGTTTCAAGCCTGTTTTTTAATCTAGAGGCAACAAGCGGAACTTCGTCTGCGGTAAACATTCCAGAACGATTAAGACCAGCAATAAGAAAGTCTTCAGCAAACTGAGAACCACCCATTTGAGCAATTCTGTTTCTAGAAGCATCTAGAATTGCATTTGGATATGTCTTTCTCATTCCAGTTGTAAAAGCAGGAGACTCGTTTTTGATAAAATTGTGCAGTCTCTCCGTGTATGACTTGATTCTTGATTCAAGTGGTTCAAGCACTGCAATGTTAGGTGTGCTTTTTGGAACAACAGCCTGTTGTCCTTTTGGGCCAACAACAACTTTTTGGTTTGGGCCAACATCTAAATTTGAACTAGGAGTATTAAGTCTCTGGGTTTTTGCTTGTTCAGAAACAGCCTTTTTTAATTCAGTCGCTCTTTTTACTCTATCAACTACATCTTTAGTTTGCTGTTCTGGAGTCATTCTAGAACGAATGCTTTCTTCTACGGACTGACCAACAAGAGCCGTTTTTGCTTTATTAGCCAAGGCGGCTGTAATATCCGCAAGTCCCACAATTCCTTTTTCTAAAAAATTGGGAGGAGCCTCCATTCTTCCTGTGACAGGGTTTTTAACTAGATTTGCACCAACACCCGTTTTTTCTTTAACATAAGAAGTAGCCTTTTTTACTGCACCAGTTGTCTTTTCTGAACCAGAAACAACAGCCTCTTTTGCTCTTTCTACAATAGGAGCCTTTGCTCTGTCAGCGGCTTCTTTTTCAAGTTTAGCAAGTTTAGCCTCAAGTTCTAAACGGGCAACCTTTTGCTTAATCGTTTCCTTAGGAGTATTTGTATTGTCAGCCATTATTTATAAGTTCTTAAGCCCATCCTTACAGCATGTAGCAAGTTCTCGCTAGGGGTGCATGCTTCCAGATTTTCAGCCCTGTTATTTAATTTGTTACCATCTATGTGGTTGATTTGCAGGTTGTCAATAGCGTGTTCGTTGTGAAAAATCTTCCCAAAGTGAATGGCTACCAACTTATGCACAACAATCGTGTGTCTAAATCCATCGTTGCATAGCGTAACATTGAAGTACCCTCCCCCGTTCTTGCCTTTCTTAAGCACCTTGGCTTTGATTCTGCGACCATCTGAGGTCGTCTTTGATACAGACCTAACCTCACCGACACTACCCACCTCATACAGCCCTTCAAACTGTTTAATCTGAATTGGCTTCCATTCCTCTTCCATGTTAATCAATGGAGCCACTGGACGGACTTGAACCGACAACAATCTGTTTACAAAACAGGTACTCTGCCAATTGAGTTACAGTGGCGTTATCTCTGTATTTCTTTAGAAATACACGGTTTTTTTCGTAGCCAAATGACTTCAGTCCAAGGAGGTACATCGTCATCTTCTTCGGGTTCTTCTGGGTCATTCCTTGCCGCAGTTGCACTTTGGCTTACCGCAGGAGCAACCTTTTTTACCCTTCTTGGGGGTTGGCTCATTCTTCTTTTTGCCCTTTTTAAGGTTCTTGAACTTATTAAGTGTATCGGAATTCATAATTAGGAATTAAATAACCAGCCCCAGTAGTCGCCTTGGTTGTAAGTTGATTCTTTAGATACATCCTTGCCGCTGTTACTCTGAGGATTGGCAGGAGCAGGGCCAGCCTGTTTAGGTGCACCCAAAATAGCACCCTTGGCAAACAGGCCAAGACCTCTTGCCCAATCGGCTCCGCTAGCAGGATTAAACTTGGGAAGTGTTTGCCCAGCATTTGCAGGAGCGGCATGACCCATCATTTGCTGGTATGCTTGAGAACCAAAATCTGGCATCTGGCCTTCGCTCGGAACAGCCTCTTGAGCCGCCGCCAAACCATCTTCGTAATGCTGACCCATTTGTGCACCATAATTAGCAAAGGATTCCTGTGTTGGAGCACGACTCATCATTCCATAAGAACTAGGATATTGCTCTGGGTTAAGATACTGTGCTTCTGCAAATTGGTCTCGGTTCATTGAATAACCTTCATACAAATTCTGCCTTGGGTCGTATTGATAGTTTGCCATTATTTGATTGCTCCTCCTCTGACATAATGACTCGCCCTTTGTGAGTCAACCAAAACTCTATCTCCAATTTTGTACGCCTTGGCGTTACGGACATACACCGTAACTAACAACCCGTTTTCGTGCTTAACTTCCATTAGCCTGTCATTGAGAAACCAATTCTTGGTAACTTTCCCAATCCACTGCGAATTCCACAGGTCTTTTACATCGTTAAATAAAACAATCTCCTCAAGTCTGCCGCTCTGGTCTGGGTTTTTACCCAAATACGCAATGATTTTGTCGGCTTCCTTGATTCCTTCGAACCAAGCCTTCAGATATTCAATGCCAAAGTCAGTCCAAAGCACCGTCCGCAGGTGTTCGGGCTTCTTAGACTCTGCCCTAGTCCATAGTTCCTGTGCATCAAAGTTAATAATCTGCTTACGGACGCATTTAATCTCAGCAATGCTCCATCCATATTCGGAAACTAGTTCTTTCTCCGTCTTCATTCCAGCCAGATTAACCAATAAAACCATATGTCAACCCTGTATTTAATATCCTCTATTCTATGTGCTATTCTATTGGGGGAAATTCATTACACCCCCCCCGTGTAATTTATTACACCCCCCCATGCAATAAACTTCACCCCCACCCACTTACCCAAAAACAAGTCAAAACCAACCAATTAGAGGGCTTTTTTAGGGAAAAGATGTGTACATGTGAACCCGTAACAGGACAGGAACCAAGACAGGGTGTCGCCCCCCCGCCCGTAGGCGGGAGAGCGAGCCTGTTTGTACGGAATGCCGTGGGACTAGTCGCCTTTACTGTAGGCTATTGCCACACACACGAGAAGTGCGATGGCAGTGAGCATTACTTGAGGAACTTAGCGTTGGCTTCGTCGATAGCCTTCATGCATTCAACCTGCGTACCAGCGATGGTGGCAGTGTGAGCGATGTCGGGGAACCACTGGGACTTGCTCGCCTTGCGAATCGTGTGGATATACACAGCGGTCGCCTTGCGGATGTTCTTGATGGTTGCCTTGGTTTGTTTTTCGGTGGGGGTTAGCATGGTGGGTTGGTTGTTAGTGCCGTTAGGCGAGATAATAATACCACAGTTCTGTGTAAAGCAATAGGCTCGTTGATTGTATATGCATCGCTCACTTCATCATGCTGTTGTTGTTGCATCATCATGTGTGTGTGTGCGTGTTAAGTTGCCTCTGCATACGAAATTTCCTAACAAATTGCTTTGGATGGTTGATGCGTTAGTAAAACCAGAGCCAGTCAAAGAACTGCATGATTGCGTAGATGGTGGCAATTATTGCCACGATGAGGAGAGGCAGTTCCAAATATCGCATAAATTTTTAACCTAAAGGTTAATAGTTATATGTGTTAGTCCATATCTGGTGAGTCTGCTGAGCGGAGAGCATGAAGCAGTGCATCAACCTCATGTTCTGATTGGCAGTTGGAGTTAATGACTGAGAACAGGCGGGTGGATACTTCATAGTCAGTCTTCTTCCAAGCCTTGGTTGCTGAACCAATGTCGAACATGATATTACCACGACCAGACAGGTCGAACCATGGATAATATTTAACTGTTGCGGGGATTTGAAGCAGAGCGACTAACTCTGCGGTGCGTTCTGCGGATACTTTCTTATTTGCCATATGCGTGTGTGTTGTTGTTTGTTGCGTTGTTGTTCATCCTTGAAGTGTTACTAGCCCTAGTTTGTTTGGGCGGGCGTTCACACTCTTCGGAAAGGGATGCCGTGCTACTGTCTACTACCGCATTTAGTTTGGTGACTTGAGGGCGTAGTATGTAGCACGACAAAAGGTTAGCCCACACCCGAAGGTGTGAGCAATAGTTTCACGACTTGTTTAGGTCGGTGATTGTTATGGTAATCACAACCGATTTCTTCTTCTCTTCCTTAACTTTCTTGAGCCGTGCTTTAACGCTCTCTACTGCCCAGCATTTCTGACTGGCGTATGATGTATCTACTTTCGCTTTCCGTTCAGCCCACTTAGCAGTGAGACTCTCACTCATCTTCTTACGAGTCTCTTCACTCCGAACATAAACTCCTCCGTTCTGGGCTAGATATCTGGCTCTCATAACAGCATTAAACTGCTCACGATTATCCTTACGCCACTGCTTTCCGTAAGCCGAACGCTCAGCCTTACGCTTAGCCTTCTCATATTCTGTCTTAAGTTTAGCGTCTCTCTTCTTACCTTTGCGGGCTTGCCGCTTATTCTCTTCCTCTGTCATCTGTGCATGACGCTGTGCCATCTTAGCATCAAATGCCGCCTGTTTCTGAGCCTCTAATTTTGCCTTCTCTTCCTGCTTAGCATTGTAGCGAGCCAGTCGTTCTTTAAACTCACGCACATCACGCTCATTGGTAGTTTCTTTGAGCGGGCCAGCAGTCATCTTGTACATCACAGGCTTAGTGCCATGGACAAGACGCATCTTCTTTGCTTCCTTCTTTGAAGACACGGGTGGATTCTTGAATAGATTAGCCGCCAACTTAGGATTAAATCCGAGGAAGTATCTCATAGCGTGTCTTCGTTAGAGATGTTATCTTCAACCAGAAGATTAGCGTCACGAATAGCAACGCACCACTTCTTGTGTGTGAAGGTAATGGCTTCCATGAAACCAAGAATGAAGTTGTGTGCTTCCATCTTGGTATCGAATTCGTAGGTGTCACGAATGTCACCCTTAGGTTCGTTGAAGACATGGACAGTGAAGACATCGAACGGCTTGTTGATGTTTACAGGAGGAGCGATAGGCTCCATGTTGATACCGATGATAGGTTTGATACTCATGGGTGAATTGCCTTTGGATGAATGGGTTTTGTAGATGCAATCGTATAGTCGGTTGTAGAGACCAACTATATTCATGCGGTTAGTTTATTCTTGGCTCTGCTTGTCGCAGTGCTCTGTGACTTCAGCCAAGAACTTCTTGTGTTTCAAGAACGGCTGAACTTCAAGAATCTGCTCAGCGAAGTTTGCGAGAATCATGCTAGCATGCTCATCGCCCTTATCCTTCCACCAGTTATCAAGGTTCGCACCACACTTCACAACCATCGTGCCGATTTCAAGGGCAACGAGAGACATGAATGAGGAGAAGTCACGAACCTCATAGTTCTGACGACCATCTTTCTTAACCAAGGAAACACGCCACATGGTTTTGCGGGTAGGGCTAGCATGCTTAGTGTTGATGCATTCAGTGCGGCAGATTTCCTGCAAGCAAAGCAGGAACTTGGATTCACCAGCGAAGGCTTGCGTCTCCGTGTCATCCATATTGTGACTGAACTCAGTGGTGCTGACTTCGGTTTTGATGAGAACGATGCTAATCGTTTCAGCGTAGGTGCTCATAGGAATATTCCAAGTGAGCGTAGGCGAAGTGTAACACTTCTCGCCCGTGATGTTGATGTACCAACCTTCGTTGGTGCGGTTGTTCTCGTTGATGTCCTTGCTTGAGGTGCAGGACTTACCATTGCTAACATCTTTCATGTTGTTGTTTGGTTTTGGTTTTCGCTTCAGTCACGCATCGCCAAGAGTTGGGTCAGTCGTGCATCGGCAAATTAATAATACCACAGTTGTGGTAGAAGCAACAGGTTCACTGTTGTGTATAAAGAAGAAGCGTGTTGCTTCGTGGGGTTTCGCATCACTGCGTTCCATTCCACAACACGCTGAATTGTCTCTACAGAATATTTATCTTTTATCGTTTGAAACGACAGCGACTAATATCAGCAGAGCGGTGACTACACCAAGTGCATCAACTACCCACATCAGTTAAGTGATGCAGTATTTTTGATGGTATGAGCGAATAGTTCCTCGTTGTCGTGCAATCGTGCAATCGATTCAAGAGCACCGCTGTTAATGCGATTAGACACTTCAATCTGTCCTCGGTCATCATAGTGGCGAGTGATTCGCTCCGTGATGGCGTTGTACAGATTGTACATGTTGCGTCCCGCATCTTCAGCGAACGATGGGCGTTGCCATACCTGCGACACTTCTTTGTAGAAGCGTTCACTCATTACCTTTCGGTGTACGAGTGATTGCAGAATGATTTCGCCTTCCCGTTGCTTGATAACTCGCTCGGCAAGAGAACCAAACAACACGAGAGACTTTTCGAACTGTTGCACGGCTTGTGCAACGCCATCCGAAAGGAACTCAAGGTCGATGTTTCCCTTGTGCTTACGATTAGCAGAGATTGCATTCTGAAGTGAGGTCATTCCGTTAGTGCAAACTAAACGAAGCATACCCACTCGGAATGTAGCCTGTGACGAACCATCGTGCGAGTTGTAGAGCGAGATGCGTAATGCTAAGGCATCGCCCTTCTGCATCGTGCCCGCTTTAACTTTGCGAACATAATTGCCGAAGGTAAATGTCGTAGCCATACGAGCACCATGCTTCCACACATCGTGATGTTCTTCCCAGCCAGACAAACCATTCATGACGAATGCAGTCTTCGTCTGATTGATTAAGTCTTCGTTCTGAATGATGGTGTAGTGGTCACTGACTTGACCAACCACATAACCATTATCTTCACGGCGGTTGCACCAGAATTCTGTTGGTGCACCATCACTGGTGAACAACGGCTCTTGGCGTACAGAGAAGTATGGTGAGTGGTTGTTGGATTCGATACCATCGTAATACTGTTCAAGCAGTTTCTTATGGTTTGTTCGGAGCGTGTCCTTAGCGGACACAGGGGAGTTACCCCCGATGTTTTCATTGTGAGCGTGGCTCATGGTGTTGTTGTGTTGCGTTGTTAACCTTTGGCGGGTGTGCCTTAGGAGTTGTTATCGTCCTTGCGGACTCGTGAATCGTAAAAACGAGGCTTAGTTGCCTCGGCATCTGCAATCTTTTTGACTGCATCATAAAGCGACATGTTCTCAAGGGTTGGGTCTTCCTCGGTCATATCGTGGTTGCGTCTGAACGAACCTAAGTCGTCTCCTGCTTCCTTCGATAGTGCTTTAATGAGCCAGTCATTCCATTCTCGCTTAGACTTATGAGAACAGTTCGTGTGCAAGCCCCACAGATTTATTAAGTCTGTTGGTAGCAACTTGTGTTTCTTATCTCCGACATGGAATGTGTTAGTCCATCCTAGGTCGTTCATAATGTTAAGTCTGCGGTGAGCCTCTTTGAAGTTATCTTCATTGAGCGGATTGCTCGCAGTGTCGTACTGCAAACCTAGTTGCGTCCACACCAAGCAAGTTGCTTCGACCCAATTGCACATCTCTCCCTCGCTGTTGAGGTACTGGAAGTGTGAGTGAGGAAGTTGTTTGCCGTGATGCTTAGCCGTATCTTCATCGCACGGAAGATGCCAATCGAGACTCATAGTAGTTCCTCCCCTTCGTTATCCATGCGTTCGCAGAACATCTGGCGATGCTCGTCTATTGTGCGTGTCACACGAGGGTCTACCTCATCAACGATTGTAGTCTCGCTAATGTACATTAGATAAGGAGTCGGCCCGTGTGATTCGGGACAAAACATTACGCTCCAATGTTCTTGTTTTGAAATCCACTTTGCTATGGTGGCTTTCTGGCTGATACTATTAATCATGTGCTCATTACCATTAGCGAATGAGCATCGCATACGCACTCGGAGAATTACTTCCGTATAGGTCGTGCTGACCATATTACTTTCTTGTTCCATGTTGTTATGTGTTTTGGTTTGGATTTATGAAGGCTCCTTGTTTCGCTTTGGCTTTCGTAGCATGACCTTTACTACGAAGTCCTATGACAAACCCTTTGCCGTTGTTATCGGTGTGGGGGTCTAGGAATCGAAGGTCGTTGATGTCTCCATCAAGTACTTTGAATCCATTCCATGTCAGTGGAAGTTCTTCTTTACGCTTACACGCAAAGACAACGGCAACATTGTATCCCTGCGTCAGAATACCTAGGCTTTCAATCAATCGTCCTTCCGAATGAGAGTAAGTTAGGTGGTAGCGTTCTGGAAATCCATTACGCAACCGCTTCTGATGCATGAAACTTTTCATTCTGCGATAGTCTTTAGTGTAATCGTAGAATTGAGTCTCATGGAATATGTCTATTACCGAAGTGAAGAGGTCGTCAAAGATGTCACTTGTACCATTGAGTCGCACACAAGGCTTGAGTTTGTGCTTCTTGCTGGTGGCAATATGATTTTTGATTTCACGCTTCAGTTGTTCGAAGAAACTCTCGCTGTCTTCAGCCATCAACTTAGTTCGTTTAACACGAGCCTCATTGATAGATTTGAATACGAGAGAGTGACCAGAGTTATACAGACAAAGTCTGCGACAATCTCTTGTCGCAAACTTGCATGTGTTGATAACGCCCGATGCATCTGAT